TTTCTCGAGTACATTAGCTTTCAAAGCAAACTGTGTAGTTCCGTCACTAATCATACCTAAAACTACCGTTCTATTAGTAGCGTGAGTATCTTGAGTTGCGTCAGCTACATTAAATGTCTGACTAGCATTACCAGCTTCAGGAGCATACGGAGCATTATCTAGCTCAGTCTTCTTAACAGCTCTATTCGGACTATCTCCATAACCGACTAAAAACTCTTGTGAAGCGTCACCCTCTCGAGCAGCATAAATATTACTAGCTTCACCTCTAGTAGGTCGTTCATTAATAGCTTCTTCCACTGTCTTAGTTTCAGTAAACGGTAGAAAACTTGCATTGAACTTATTACCACCTCTAGGCTGGTCAGTTACACCAAAACCTAGTTCTAAATCTTCAACTAGAGCTTTCTCTTTACTTAGTGTAATAGCCATAACTACGCACCTAATTTAGAGAATAGCTCATCTAAAGCGTCTTTAACGCTTCTAGTGCTATCATACGGGATAGACTCAGCGTTAATATGTGTTATAGTTACAGTTTCACCCTCTCGAATTTGAGATGTAGAGCCGAACCCTCTAAGTAAATCTTCTGCCCCAGCTAGTTGTCTAGTCATAACTAGTTGAGGTTGTTCTGTTGTCTCTTCCATTACACTCTCCTATATTGTGTTTCATATTTATTACTAGCATTAGCTGAAAAATCTTTAGAGCTAACGTCAGAAATTTTATCTAACTCTTTTTGATATTTAGCTAACTCATACTCACCACGTTGAATATTATTAGCGTCATTATCATCTTGAAGAGCTGTTCCAACTACATAATGTAGTAGTATCTCTTCCCAGATATACGGTATGTCTAACTTAGTTGACTCGAATAAAACTTGTCTAGGTACAGCAATATAGTAAACTAAAATAGAGTCCTCTTTAGAAGCTACATCAGCTACAATACCGAATTTACCACTAATTATGTGTTCTTTTACATCTGTCACAAACCCAAATCTACTTTGAGAAGCTATAAAATCAATACCAGTAAGTACTCCGTACGCAGACTCTGGAAACTCTACACTACTCTTATCATTTATAGTACCAGCTATCTCACCATAACCATCACTAGGCTCAAAATCAGTTTGTGCTGTAAATGAACCGTACAAACTAGCCCCAGTAGTTACACCGTATTTAGGTAGTACGATTAAGTTCGGAGAGTTTGTTCTAGCCGCTACACCAAACTCTGGCTCTATATGTATCTGTAAATCTACATCTTGACCTTTAACAAATTCTACAATGTAACTAAGTTCTGTTATCGCTGGACTAATATCTAGCTTATTCATATCTAGGTTACTTTTGTAGGCTGTTAAGTCTGTAGTTATAGGTCGTCCACTATCTATGTCACTACGTGTATGTAACGGCAATAGCTCACCTTTATATTCAACTCGTTTAATAGTATAACAGTCGTCTGGTAATGTAAATCTTGTTTGATTGGGAGCTAAAGGGATGTAGATTTCCCGTCTTAGTAATCCAGTAGTTGTGCATATATTGAGCTGTCCGTGACTAATTATTGTCAATAGTCTCTTATTCGACCATCGTTGTTCATTTTTATCGCCTAGACGCTCTCTAACCTTATCTATTATATCCCTAGCTAACATAGTTAAGCCTTAGGGATAGAGTTTTTACCTTCTGTAGGTTTAACCTCTTGTGTAGGTTTAACATCTTCTGTAGTAGGTTCTTTAATTGTTTTAGCTGGTCTTACCATAATATTTCCTTTGAGTATTTTAGCCTAAAATAGACTTAGTGGAGACAGCCTAAGCGTCTACTTTCGTAGAAAGCTGACTATCTCTCTAAATCTATCCTCTTGTGTAGACAGATAATGGTACGGGGTCTAGCCCGTACTTACCATTTTTAGTTCCGTAGTAGTTGTACTCTACAACGATGTCAGCTTTACCTGCTGAGATTGCACCACCAGAACAACGAATAGCTAACGTATGACCACGCTCTCCACACCAGATAGAACCTCTATCACCAGTGTAAGCTGAACCATCTGGATTTCTAACTCCTAATGTAGGCATTGGAATAACTGTAGTTCTATTATTAGAAGATGTAATATCAGTAGCTAGCTCTCTAAAAGTAAAGCTAGGATTACCTGCATCCCAATCATCAATAAAACCTAAGTCAAACGTAGCGTCAACTTGCTCTAGGAACAGAATACGAATATCTGTAACCACACACTCTCTAGGCATAAGACCTAGAATAACAATATCGTCTTGAGCGTACCCAGTTGCTCCGTCAAAATGCTTTGACGTAGTAGCTGAGACTCTCTCCATATTGTTAGCGTTTAAATTTTCTTCAATAATGATAGCCATTTAAGCCTCCTTAAACTGAAGCTGTATATTTGCCAGATTTCTCATCTACAGCCGTATATTTAGCAATAATTTGTAAAGCCCCAGTTACAGAAGTTTGGTTAAACGAAACGTCAAAACCATCTTGTGTATCAAATAAAGCCCCATCACCAAGATTTGTCGGCGTAGCTAGAATAAGCGTACCAGCAGCATCTACAGCTACATCAGTTGCAATCTCTTCTCCATCTACGATAGTAGTGATAGTAGCTGTTGTGCCACTTGCAAATGCTTCACGTACATAAATGTAGAACTCTCTAACCAAACTCATTTTAGGTAAACAATAAGCTTGATAGTTATTAGCTGGGTCAATGTATGACGGACCAGTACCTAAACGAGCGTTTCCGTCGTTTAGTTTAGCTGGTACTGTCATAACGGCAGACTCAGTGAAACGTTTTTGGTTGTTCAGATAAAAATCTGTGATTTGTTGAACTGCCATTGTTAGCTCCTTACGCTACTGCACGGAAGAATGTATCTACACAAACTACACCGTAATCGTAACCAGCTACTTTAGCATCTTCATAATCTTCAGTCTCTGCCATAAGCACAGTTTTCTGAACATTCATATACGTGATAAGAGCTGACTCAGATTTAATTCCGAAGTCCTCAGACGGTTGCCATCTATAATCTGGCATTTTACCCATACCTATTTGTAACGCACCTCTACCTAAGATAAGTGAGCGAGAAGCTATAACTGAACCAGAAGCACCGAAACCAGCTTCACCCTCGAATAGACCATTAGAGTCAACTTTACGTAATCCACTCACTTCAACTTCAGTTTTACCGATTACTTTTGAGCTAGACACACCAAAGAAATTTTGAGCTTCGATTACGATTAGTGAACCAATAGTTCCAATCACACCTTTAATAAGACGGTTATCCATACCTCTATAGTCAGCAGAGCTAATAATAGCTGTGAAACCGTCATCTTTTCGAATATCACGTGCAACACGACTATCTACAATCCATAACCATTTACGAGTTCCGTCAGCTAACGTGAACGGCTCCATAGGTCTTCGTTTGCCACCCTCAGTAAATCCGTCACCAGATTTAATGATGTCTTCAACATCCATCATAAAGTCATATCCAGCTACATCTGTAGCTACTAAGTCACCGATTGTAGCTTTGTTGTTTGGACGAATTACGTGAGACGGTCCATTTCCACTTAAGAAACCTTGAGCTGCATCAAATAAGAATTGGTCTTTAGAACGAATGAATAAGTCAGCTAACTTAGCTCTTGAGTCTTCGTGTGTTGTAAGGTCTAAGCTATTAATGTTAATTGCATCAAACTCATCACCATTATCAACTGACCAACGTAATCTACGAACACGTAATTTATCTGAGAACTTTTTCTTTTGCTCTGAGTTACCGAACGCTTGTTCTTTATCTACGTGAGCTTTACTTGAAAGATTACCGTCAAAGTCAAAAACAACCTCGTGACCAGCTCCCTTACTTAAATCATTCTCTTGGTAAACTACTGCGTCTTGACCACCAGTAAGACCTTCCCAAAATGATGTACTTCTAGCTTGAACTAGACCTCTAACCATCCAGCCCTTACGCTGTAATTCTGACCCGTACGGTACTACACCAGTTGCTGTATCAGCCATTATATTTCCTTTTAGTTATTTAGAATACGAGGTTAGCATACTCTTCTGCTAAGTTATCGTATCTGTTTTCTTTAGATGGCTCAGTGCCACCAGCTACCTTAGAAAGGTCAGCTACATTTGAAACTGACTCTTTCTTACCTAAAACTTTAGGAGTGTCAACATAAGAAGCTACATTATCAAGGAACTCCTCGAATGTAACCTCTCCAGCTTCGAGCTGTTTGTAAAACTTAGCTGGTACTTCGTTATCTATAACGTCTTGAGTAATCGGCTTAGCTCTACCAGAGTTAAACTCTTGAAGATAGCGTTCTCTACGTTCTAGCTCTAACTCAGCAGCCGTCTTAGTTTTAACTTCGTTGAGCTCCTCATCGAACCTTTTAGACGCTTCAGCTTCGTACTGTGTTCGTTTTTCAAAGTACGCTTCAGGGTCTGTAGTTTTAAGAGTCTCTAATTCTACTTGCTGCTCTTGAGTAAGTGCTGTAACGTCAGCTAACTTACTCTTGAGTGCTTGTAGCTCAGCCTCAAGCATTTTCTTCTCTTGAGCTGTCTTTGTGTAAGTTCTTTGAGTATCTCTAAACTTTTTCTCGTTAGCGATAGCAATTTTCGCCCAAGCTGGAATATCAGCTGGATACTCAAACTTGCCATCTTCTGTAACTTTAGTCTCTTTAAGAAGTCTGTTAACCTCAGCTTGGTAATCAACTACCTCTGCTGGAGCTTCTTCTTTGTTGACCTCAATCGGTTCGTATCCAAAGTAATCCTGAGCTGTCTCAGGAGTAGATTTGGTATCAACTTGGTTAGTTGTAGTACCGTTTTCCATTGTTTTTCCTCTGTTGTGATTTTATCATAGAGATATTCTACCTAAAAACTTGCTTTTTGTCAAGTGTTGTGCTATAATTTTTAAATAAATTCAACGATTTAGGCTAACATTATTATATAGGGTCTAAACTACAAGGAAAAATTATGGCTAAAACACCAGAACCTAAAGAAGCTAAAGTTAAAGGTATGCTAGTAGCAGGATATGACGAGTTCACAATAGCGAATGAGGTTGGAGTATCCAGAGCTATCGTAAATAAATTCAAAAAAGAGATGGATGGCGATGCTATGGATGTTGATATTGACTTACTAAGCCGTCAAGTAGCTCCGTCTATAGTGAAAAAAGTAGCTGAAAAAGTAAGAGATGTAGGTCCATTAGCATTTGAAAATGAGGTGGACAAAGTAATTAGTGGTATTGATAGCTTACAGAAGCTAGAACTACGTTTCCACAATACTTTTACTACTATACTAGATAAAGCCGACACTATTTTAGAGAAAGAGGACTTGAAAACTACAGAGTGGAAATCGGTAACAGATACTTTAGCTAGAGCATTTAAAGAAATTTACAATTCCAGAGGTACTACAATCAATGTAGCTAACGCTGACAATATTAATGGTCAACAAGCTAACAGCTTGACAATGTTCCAAAGTAGAATGTAATGAAAGGTGAATTAAAAGCTCCAGACCACGACAAGTGGTATCTCGGTATAACTAGAGAACAGTTCATAGAAATCTACGCTGGTTTAGATATTGATGTTTCATTGTTTGATACATACCCTAAAGACGATAAAGACTTTATGGAAAACTATCTGCCATCGAAGCTATGGAGACTGAACAATCTATACACTATAGTTAATAAAGATGGCTATAAGATGCAATTCTTAATGAACTATGCTCAGCATAAAGTATATGCAGCTAGTCTACGTCATCCACGTATAATTATCCTCAAAAGCCGTCAGCAGGGAATTTCCACCTTCTGGTTGATTTCGTTTCAAGACGACGCTATATTCAATGTCGACCTTAATGTAGGTATGTTGGCTCAAGGGCTTGAGGAAGCTAGTACTCTACTAAGCCGTTCAAAGCTATCGTGGGAGAATTTCCCTCAACCAGTTAAAGACTATTTCAATATAAGACTTGTGCAAGATAACACAAAACAGATGAGCTATAGCAATGGTTCTACAGTTTTCATCCGTACGTCGTTTCGTTCAGCTACACTACAGAGGTTACACGTTTCAGAGCTTGGTAAAATAGCTGCTAAAGACCCTAGAAAAGCTGAAGAGCTACAGACTGGTACGCTACAAGCTATTAGTGCAGGTAATACAGTTGTTATAGAGAGTACAGCTGAAGGTGTAGATAACGCATTCAGTAAAATGTGGGATACAGCTGTGGAGCTAACTGGTCCTAGACCTCCAAAAGCGTTTCTACCTGTGTTCCTTAGCTGGACTGAAGACCCAGACTGTAATTTAGAGATGGACTTACCAATACCTAAATACGCAGCAGAATACTTCTTAAAAGTAGAACAAGAGCTTGGAATAGAGCTAACAAGAACTCAAAAGAACTTCTGGGTGCAGCAATATATGGAGCTACACGATAAAATTGGTCAAGAATATCCAGCTACTCCTGAGGAGGCTTTCAGTTCTGTTCGTGACGGTACGTATTACGCTCGTATGTATAGGGAGTTTGTTATTGACGGTGGACGTGAGGTAGATAACTTGTATGACCCTTACTTGCCAGTATATGCAGCTATGGACTTAGGTCTTAACGACTCGACAGTTATAATCTTTTTTCAAGTATATGAGAAAGAGTGGAGACTTATAGACTGTTACTGGAACTCTGGAGAAGCTGATAAACACTATATCGACAAGCTATTCTCTATGCCTTATACGCTCAAACGTGTGTTCTTACCTCACGACTCTAAAGCTAAATCACGTCAGACTAATATGTCAACGTATAGTCTTTACGCACGTGCTGGGCTACCAGTTAAAGTTCTTCCTAGAGACAGCGTAGCAGATGGTATAGCACTTGTACGTGATATGATACCTAACTTGTGGGTAGATACTAAGTGTCTTGAAACAGATATGGAGGGTCACGGTCTGCGTAAAGCTATACTCAGCTATACCAAGCAGTGGGATGAGGTTAGAGGTGTGTGGAAAGACCAGCCATTACATAACTGGGCAAGTGACTTCTGTGATGCTCTACGTTACGTTGCAGTAAGTGGTGTTGGGAAGCTAAAATCTACATTTGAAAAAGATTATCTCGGTAAAGCTAAGGATATAGACCCAGATTTTCCAGATGCTGAGGATGTTTACACTGGAGTTGTTGTTGATGGTTTAGCTCTTTAAAGCTAAATCATCCGTATCTTAGGTTTTGGCTCTTTCAACGCAGCTATCTCAGCTTCTGCTGCAGCTATAGATATAGACCCAGAGTCTGCCGCTCCTTTATACCAAGCTATCTTATCCTCGTTACTCCATTGTTCAAACGGTATATCTTCAAGCTCTGTGAGAGATGAAGTGTTTACACTGGACCCACCTATGTCAGCTAAAGTGGACCCACTGGACCCACCTATGTCAGCTAAAGTGGACCCACTGGACCCACCTATGTCAGCTAAAGTGGACCCACTGGACCCACCTATCTCTCTAATATTATCAAACTCTTTTACAACGAAAGCTATAGTATCAGCCATAGTTTTTAATCCGTTCGAAGCTGCTATTTTTTCTAGCTCATCTGCCACCTTTTCGTAGCATCTTACTTTTTGCGTTTTAGACATTATAATCCGAGAAATTGAATTTAGAGTGTAGCTGGAGAAGTTCTCAGGGTCTCTAGCTCGTAGATAACTCTGGGTTGTGTAGGAGCTGGGTGACCCTGAGAAGAACCCTTAACTACACAACACAGAACTATCAAATACAACAGTATTATAGCATTTTCACTCTTAAATACCCCTGAAAAATAAAAAAAATTTTTTTATTTTAGCAGCCTAGTACTCTGTAATACCGTTGACTATACTAAAAAATTTCGTGCATATTTCATCAGCCTTCGGGCTGGGCAGACGGGGTCGAGGATAGCTACCCTTGACCCTTAAGCTACATCACACCAACCACACCAGCTACACCGGCCACACCAGCTACACCAGCTACACCAGCCACACCAGCCACACCAGCCACACCAGCCACACCAGCCACACCAGC